ATCCGTTAGTTCTTACTGCTTATCTGATGTTTTTGAATGGAGCAACTGCTCTTATTCTTTGTCAAGTTCGTAAAGCAGAGGGCAGCGATCTTGCACCTGATCAGTCTTACATGGATGTGATAAAGAGACTTGAACAGGATGTAGATGGTATTAATCCAGCTGTAGTTTTCCCTGTTACAGCATCGGCTGCTGTTATAAATTATACAGCATCACATTGTGCAAGTATGTCTTCAAAGAGAAACAGAAGAGAGAGAATCAGTTTCTTTGGCTTTGCAGTTGGTACAGAGCCTATGGAAGCAGGAAACTACGCTCTTGCTTTGAATACAGAACGTATGATTGGCGTCTATCCTGATGGTGCTGTTATTGAGATGGTAGAAGCTGACGGGAGCGTAACAGAACATGTTGTTGATGGAACATTTGTAGCTGCAGCACTTTGTGGCTTGAATGTAAGTCCGATATGGGATGTTGCAACACCGATGACACGCAAAACATTGCTTGGTTTCAAACAGCTTGTACGCTCTCTGGATGAAACAACTATGGACCTGGTTGCTGTTAGAGGTTTGACGGTGATCATGAAGGTAAGTTCGACAATGGTTATTCGTCATGCAATGACAACGAATATGACAAGTGCTCTTACAAGAGAAGTTATGGTTATCACAATCAGAGACTTCATCCAACAAGAAACTCGTAGAGTTGTAGAACCTTATATCGGAAGAAAGATGACTTCAAGTCTTCCTGGAGAAGTTGGAGCTGCAGTAGGATCCATGTTAGCGTCCGCAGTTGATGCACAAATCATTGTTGATTACAAGGGCGTTACTGCGGTTAGAGATTCGGTTCAACCTGATTACATCAAAGTTACTGCTTTCTATATCCCGATCATGGGATTGAACTGGGTCGATGTAGAATACCAGATAAGAGTTCGTTTCTAAGTTGATGTAAATTGAGCGCTCAATACTGGGCGCTCAATTTAATAAAGTGTTTATAGAATGAAGAAATAGGAAATCTAATCTAAGGAGTATAAGTTATGGCAAGACAAGCGTATATTTATAGAGAAGGTGTGTCGCCAAATACTCGGCTCTTGAATCCCCAAAGAGTACGTGTATTTAGCATTGATGCAGATGACCAAGCTGTTCAACCAATAGGATTGATTCAGACTTGGAACCCGACTGACACAAGAGCTGTCGAACCAGTACGTGGCATCGGTTTTGGGGATCAGATAGCTGAACTTGCAGTTGGTGTAACTGATCTTTCAGCCACAGCAACAGTCATGATGATGTATCTCAGAGATATTCAACAGCTTTTTGGTTATAAAGCTGGAAGTTCAGGTATGATTCGCTCTCTAAAACATCATCAATGGCCGTTTGATGTCTATGAGACGATTCTTATTCCTGATTATATCAAAGGACAAGCAAAGGCTGGAGCAACCGATGACGGTGATGTAAAAGTTATCAAAACATGGTATGAAGGTTGCTGGATGTCAGATTTTGCAAAGACTTTTGATATTGGTGCAACATCAGTTACACAGGATATGACTTGCCAGATTTCTGATGTATATGCAAATAAAGATGCATATAAGTCGACAGATTTCTATGAAAGTAATAAAGGCTCGATGAGAGGTAATGCTTCTGGTCAAGTAGTATAAGTTTGTGCGGGGGCTACTCCCCCGCCTTCAACTGCATTTCTTCACAATACTCATTGACTCTGTGCAGTTCAGAGGAGAGTGTTGAAGTCATCTTCTAGTTTTTTAAAAAAATTTTTTTTGGGAGTTATGCTAGTGAGTGCTGCTAGAAAAGTAACTAAGCATGATTTTGAGATTATTGCAAATCTAATTTTCGATTCTTTTATAGTTCGAGAAGTAGAAACAGCAGGATATCATTTTACGATACGTTCTTTGACAGCAAAAGAAAGAGAAGGTATTTCAAGAAAATACAGATATCTTTCTAATAAGTACAATATGATTCTTATGCTTGATATTCTGTCTTATTCTATTCAGTATGTCAATGGTCTCGAGTTCAAACAACAAAAACATGATCAATTATTCCGTAAATTGAATTCAAGAATAATTCTAAAACTATATGATGAATATCAAAAGATTGATGAAGAAATAGCCGAATCATCTAAATTTATTGATTTTTATGTTGAGTCAAAAGAATCTAGAAACATGTGGGCGATTTTTAAGACTTGTAGTCGTATAACTGATCCCTTTTCGATACGTTTACTTAATCAATATCAATTTTACTGGATTGTCACAAATGTTTTCAAAGATTCATTTGAAGAAGAAAAGAAACAATGGACAAAAACTGAATATATGACGAATTCGATATGCGCTTTTATAAATCCTAAAGGGTACAAAAAAGCAAGAAGTAGAAAAACTGTTGTCGAACAGCTTGAAGAAAATGAAGATAAAATAAAACAAAGAATTGTTGAAGAGCTTGAAGGAACTGTTGTGCAACAATTTGTAGATTCAAATGATGTTTTTTCAGCTATGGAAAGACAACAAGAAGAGACTGATGATGAATATGAAGCAAGAATAAATATTTTGATGGAAAGAACTCTAAATGGTGAAATTGTAGATGAACATGATCGTATTGTTCGAAAAAGCGAAATAGAGTCTTTAAAAAACTTTTTGCGCGAGAAGCGCAAAGAAGTTTTAGTTCAAAGAGAAGTAAGTGCAAGAAGGGGTATAGAATTTGAACAACTATCATTGATCGAAAATGAAGCCATGAAAATACAACTTGAAGAAGATAAGAAGCAAGGATTCTTTCATGATGAATTTAGTTATCTTGATGTAATCAATATGAAGGATTTTGCAGCTGTTTCTCGAAAAGAAAAAGAAGATGCATTTGATGAAGTAATGGCAGAACAAATAGACGTTGAAGGCGAGGCTGATCGTTTTCTAAAAAGTTTATCGGGACAAGATAGTACTAGTGACCAAGAAATTGTTCATGAACCTGATACTATAGATGAACAACTAAATGATGCTAGCCAAGGTCTAGCTGATTCTAATAGTGAAATAGAACCTATTAAAACAGCAGCCGAGAAGGCTGCTGTAATGAATGTGAATATCCAAGGTGTAGATTTGATGAAGCAAAAAAAAGAAAAAAATGAAAGAGTAAGACAGACAATACAACGTAGAAATATAGAACCAGACTTAGACGTAATGAAGTTTGAGTAAGATTAATATTAACTAAAAGGAGCAAGTATGGATGAACTAGATTTAATTGTTGGTGAAAAATCAAATGTTCTTAGACAGAGTATTGGAGAGAAGAAAAAAACAGAAGATGAACAAAGTACAAAAGACAGAATGCGACAAACTTTGAAAGATAGAGATGCTGCATTACAAACCATTTATGATTATCAAGACAGAACCGGTATACCTACAGAACTAGAAACTGAGAAGAGTTTTTTTGAAACTGAAATACATCAAAAAGATTAAAGGAGATTTAAAAAATGGATGCATTTGCAGCACTGAGTGAACTTTCTAAACTAGGGAAAAAAACTGAAATTGTTGACATCAATAGTCTTAAACTTTTATTATCTACCTTAGATTCTGAACAAGAAGGCTATGTTTTTGCAGCCTGTGCGGAGATGGTAGGTAATGCATATTTTTTGAAGTTAAAATCTGAAACTTTGAAATATGCGATTAGAGCTGTCAATGAACAAAGATTAGATGAGTATGAGACTTTGATTGATGCTGACAAAAGAGAGCAAGTAAAGAACGAGACATTGTCTAAACTTGAGAAAATCATTGGTACATGGGATGAAAATGTCATTTCATTCTTGTATTCAAAATGGTCAGCATTGACAAAAGTAGCTGAAAAAGAATTGAAAGAAAAAGGTTTAATCGAATAAAGGGTTGAAGAATGGCAGACAAGAGAAAATATGTAAGTCAGTTTGAGATTCAATCGAATATAGATGAAGCTCTAAAAAAGCTTCAAAAATATTTTGTTGAAATGTCTAAATTGCCAGGGACTGTTGAAGATTTCAATAAGTCATTGAAAAAAAATACAGTACTTGAAAAACAATATTTTGAAATGATGTCTGCCATTCCTAAGACAATGCAAAAATTGTCTACACTTGCAAAGATCGAATTGTTCCCGAGAAAAGAAATGGAAAGGCTTTCAAATGCTGTTCAGCTTATTGAAAGTGCTTCTAAAAGTATTTCAGGTTTTGATTCGGGAGAAATTAGCAATTTAGTGAAAGAATTCGGGAATGTAGTTTCTGAACTTGATGCAATGGAAAATAGACATGATACGATTCTTGATAGATCAAAAGCATATAACAATTTACTTGCTGAAGCATCTTCTATTGAGAAAAAGCTTGTTGCAGATAAAGACAAGATGAAGAATTCTACATTAGAATTATCAAAATCTTGGACAAAAATTAAGGGAGATTTGACAAGAGTAACCAACCAATTGAAATCTGCTCCTAAAGATGGTACATTGTCTGTTCCATTCATGACTAAGACAGCTGACAAAATAGAAGAGATACGTCAGACAGTTCAAAAAATGAATGATGACTATAAGAAAATTGATGACACAACAAGAGGAGTGGCTAAGAACTTTGATGAAATCTTGAGATCATCCAATGAAATATCTGGTTCATTAGGTACTGCTGCAAGAACTAGTTTTGAAGAGACTGTAAGTCAGATAGAAGACTTACGAGATCAATTCGAAATAATTTCGGAGAATACAGAAAAAGATAATTCTACAATGTTAAGTCAATTGGATGACATTAAAACAAGATTAGATGAGAGAAGTACTAGATTAAATGAAATTCTTGGTCTTGAAAATAAACTTGTTGCTGAAACAAAAACTGAAAATGATGCTGTCAACCTGATGAACAGAGTAATGGGAGAAATTCTAGAAGAACAAGGGGACATGCAAAATTGGAACAAAGCAATTTCATCTATGTTCAATAGACAAGCACAACAAGTGATGAAGATAAGAAGTGAACTTGAAAAATTAGTTTTGGATGAGCAAGCTTCAAATGAAGAAATACGAGCGAAGATGGGTCTGCTGAAACTTGAAGGTGACAAGTTACGAATGATAGCAAATAGACAAGAAGAGATCAAGAGGCTTGAAAGCGAATCTATTTCGATGACAGTGAGAAGAGCAAAAGAACAAAATGAAATAAACAAAGCTTATATACGACAAACTTTACAACAACGGAAAAACTTAGGCGGCCTTGTTGATGCATTTAAAGTATTCAAAAAAGGAATACCAACAAAAGCTGTAGCTACATTTGGGGAGACTGGTGTGGTTGCTGCTAAAGGTATGGGGGCTGCTTTTAAGTTGTTGGGCGCGGTTCTTGCTCCTTTGGCTGGTTTGTTCACATTCGTTGGTGTACTTCAAACAATTATGGCTGTGGAAAAACAAATAAAAACAGCAAGAAAACAAGTTCTTGCTATGGCTGCTAATACTAATACAGCAGGACGAGCATTTGATGATGTGAGAAAAGGGACAAAAGAACTTGCTGATAGCAATATAGAGCATATGAGAAAACAAACAGAAAAATGGGCTTGGTCTCTTGGTATTTCTATGGATCAAGCTATTGGATATCTGAATGATTTTTCAAAGGCTGGATTTAGACTGACATCATCATTGAGAAATCTTGAAGATTTCATGGGTATAGCAACAACTTTAGGTATGGAGATTACTGAGGTTGCTAGTAGTGCTGGTAATTTAAGAGCTGAATTCGGTATGAGTTTGTCTGAAATAGGTACAAGTTTTGTACAGATGCAGAAAGATGCTGCGAAAGCAGGAATTACAACATCTATTTTCTTTGATAAAGTGCTCAATGCAGGGACCGGTTTAGGTTTGTATGGTAGAAGAATTGATGAAGTAAGCAGTTTATTTTCTGGTTTAGTAAAGAATATGAAACTTCCAGAAGCTGCTGCTACAAGTGCTGCAGGAAAAATTATTAAAAGTTTTAAAGATTTAGATGCAGCATCTCAGATAACAATTTATCGTATGGGAAAAGGTAACGAAATTTGGGCAAAATTCTATGAAAAACGAATAAGAGATGCAGATTCTAGAATAAAGAGATTAAGAGATGAAGAAGCATCATTAGAGACACAAACAAAAGGAATGAAAGAGGGAGCTGATAAAGACGCTAAAGTAGAAGAACTTAATGAAAAACGAAAACAAAGAGACTTACTTGAATCTCAAAAGAGAATGTTGCAGAACACTGATGCTCTCAAAGGATACAATGCTGAGATGGAACGTGCTTTGATGATGGATGCAAAAGAGCAATTTCAAATGCAAATGGGTTTTTTAATTAAAAAGGCTACAGGTGCAAATATTACTGGTCCTATAGAACAAGTCAGAAAAGCTATAGAACAAGGTGCCCTTAGCATGAAAATCATTGGAGCTCAATTTGGATTTGACCCTGAAGTCGTAGAGACAATGAGAAGTCTTGCATCGAACATGGCAGATAATAGTAAGAAACTTAAACAAGCTTTCGACACAAGAGATCAATTCGATTCAAAAGGTATTATTGAGATTCTCACAAACACTGAGAATCAACAAGATAGAGCATCCAAGTTGACAGAAGAACTTAAGAAAATTCAAGGAAAAGGGCGAGACCTTAAAAAGATACAAGCAATTTTGAAACAACAGTTTCCAACTCTTGCTACTGATTTGGGAAAAGATTTTGGTGAAGACAACAATATTGTAGCTGCTGCTCTTGGCGATATTCTTTCTTCTTTGGATGTTAATTTCAAATCAATGACTGATGCCCAAAAGCAAGCAGCAAAAGACGAACAAAAAAGACAAGCAAAACGTGCTGGTATTGAAGCAATGAGACAAACAAAAAATATGGAAGATGCTTTAAATAATACTGTATCAAAATTATTGAGAAATATTTTTGTTACAATTGAAAAATTGACAAGTTTGTTTAGCATAGCTTTTAAAGGCCAATTGGGAAATACTGAAAAACAATTTGATGTACTTTCAAAAAATTCTGAAGCAATTGGACAATTTAGTGCTAATGTAGAAAAACAACAAAGCGATTTGACTTATGAATTAGAAGTTCTTAATGAGAAGAAAGACAAGACGCCCGAAGAAAAAGCTAGAATGGAAGAAATTTCAAAAGAACTTGATTTTTTAAATAAATCTTCAAATACATTGCAAAGATATCAAGAAAATCAAGAAGCACAAAGAAAAGAATTAGAAACAAAAGGTAAAGTAAGTGCAAATCTTACAAATATTGGTGATGCTTTAGCTGCTGGTTTATCTAAAAATAAAGCAGGACTTGGTGTTACATTTCAAACTACTGGTGCTCCTAAACCTGTTCCTTTAAGCCAAACTGAAACCATAGCTACTGCATCAATGATGGGTATGGCAAAGGGAGGTATAGTTCCAGGCAACAATTATACTGGGGATAAAGTTTTAGCAGGGCTCAATTCTGGTGAAATGGTTATCCCAGAAAATGTCTGGAAAGGTGCAGGATCTGGTCAAACAGTAAATGATAATAGAGTTATCAATATCTATGTCAATCAGAATGATAGACGTCAAGTAGAACAAATTGTTTTGAACGCACTTTATTCGGATAAACTCAAATGAAAACTGCAAAACAGGTACCTGTTCCCATTTCATGGAGTATCAGAGGTGATGCTAAAATTCCTTCTTTGACAATGCTTATAAATCCATCAAATCTTGATATCACTTATTCACCACTTATTACGGAAACAAGAACACTTGGAGGTTTTGCACATGAGTACTGGGGTGAAAGTTTAACTACATTGTCAGCCTCGGGTAAAACTGCAATGTTTGTAGATAGTGAAGAGGGTTTGACAACACAAAAATCAAGACAAACAGAAGCTTACCAATATTTCATGTCATTATTAAACATCTACAAAAATAATGGCAAAGGATACTTTTCAGGTATAAATTTGAATGCAGCCGCAAGAGCAAATCCTTCAAAAATAGCAAGTTTAGGAATTGTAATAATGATATATGACGGCAATCAATATGATGGTTATTTTGAATCTTTTACATATACTGAAGATGCATCGATGCCTTTTAATCTTGAATATTCTTTTAGTTTTAAAGCAATGAAAATTTTAGGACAATTATCAGTGACGAAAAACGCTTATGTCTAGAAGAACAACAGTAAGACGACTTAATGTAAAACCTATGGTTTTTGAACTTGATATCAATGATCCTCCTCCTCCATTGACATTGCTTATTAATCCTACGTCTTTAGAAATAAGATATGTTCCAAAGGTTACTGAACAACGAGTGCGATGGACAGGTACTAATATACCTTATATTTTTCAAGGACAACATGATGAACTTGATGTTCTTTCAGCTTCTGGTAAGACAGCCATGTTTATTTCAGAAGAAAAAGGTATTACAAGAATTGATAGAACAAAAACATTAGCTTATGAAAATATTGCAAAACTTTTAGCTATTTATAGGAATAATGGTACTAATAGAAATTCAAAACCAGATGGTGCAATAAATCCTTGTACAATAGAGTCGGTTGGTAGGGTTGTCTTGAATTATAATGGTTTTTTGTATAGAGGACATTTTATCGCTTTTTCTTTATCAGAGAACGACGCAATGCCTTTCAATTTAGATTTTACTTTTGAATTTAAAGTGACTAAGACTTTTAACGTTGAACAAATAAGATAAAGGCAATTATGAGTTCACAAAGCTCTCTTAATGATTTTTACAGGCAACCTGAAACTGTACAACTTGCTCCTGATGCTTTAGTTTTTATAAATGGTTCTAATTTATTGACAGATCCTTCGGGCGGGAAATTCGATATTCGTCAAGACATTACTGAAATAAATACGAGTTTGAGCACAGATTCTGTCCCAGGAACAGCAAGTTTTACGATTTCTTATCCTGAACATAGAGGCGGAAGATATAGAACATTGACTTCTGGTGTTTCAAAATATTCAAATTTGAAAATTATGTCTGAAGTAGAGATTTATTTCAGAGGCAGATTTTTGAAAGAAGTCAATGGAGAGAAAAAATTTCCTTATTATAGAGCTTTCTGGGGTGTTGTGACAGCTTTGACAGAAAATTATGGTGATGGTGTACATACAATTTCAGTTTCTTGTGCTGATATTTTGCGATGGTGGCAAATAACATTAGCATCAATCAACCCGTCAATTATGGGCACACAAACAGATCTGAAAGCACAATTAGGTCAGATGGGTATGAACGATGAAGATATTAGAAAATTTCTTGAAGGAAAAACTGTAAAAGCAAATGGTAGATATCTAACTATATTTAGTAATCTTTTTTCTGGACAAACCATACCCGAGATTCTTAATGCTTTGTCAACAGCATCAATGTTGCAAATGGCTCCTATTAGTGATTATTTGTATTCTAAAGATCAGACAGTTCAAGTTTCGGGTGAAGCAAGAGATAGTGCTGCAACAAAAGAAATGATGTACTATTGGTCAAAACGTTTAAATGAAGTTGGTGCTCATTTAAAAATTTATGCTTTGCAAGTTCGGCCTGAAACAAAACGTATGGATATTGATGTTTTTAAACTATTGACTTATGATGACAAAACAAAAAATGAGAAATTACAAGGAATGTTCGGATCTAATACTATTGTCTATCAAAGCTTTCCTCAAGCTCCTTCCATTGCAAAGAGTGAAAAGAAAAGTCAATTAGAAATAGCAAATGAATTGAAGGAGACTATACATTATGAATTTTTTATGGATGTAAATGGCGAACTTGTTTTCAAGCTCCCATTTTATAATCTTGATGTTAGAAAAAATATGAACTCAATTATACATGATTTGGACATTATAAATTGGAATTTTATACAAAGCGAATCTGAAGTAATAACACGTGTTGATGTTACAGGTACTCTGGCGAATGTTTCGGGATATCAAGAAATCACTAATGGAACAGCTAGAGATCCGTATCTTTCTCTACAATTTGGAGAAAGAATGGTGCAGAGAAGCATGAACTGGTTACATTCTGCAGAACAATGTGTGTTTTGGGGAAGAGCTGAATTAGCTAGACAAAATGCGCTTATCAGACAAGGTTCTGTAACAATAATGGGACGCCCAGAATTACGGCTAGGGTACCCTGTTTTCATACCTTCAAGAGATGCTTTTTATTATATAAAAGGAATCGAAAATAGATTCACATTTGGTGGAACTTTTACGACAACATTAACTCTTGTAGCTGAAAGAACAAAAAAACAAAATAAGAACTCAATTTTTAGAAATGTAGGCGAGATAAAAGATGAACAAGTTGTTATTGTTGGGGATTCTATAGCAGAGCCTAATGATACAAATAATTTCGTAAAACAAGTTTCTATGCCTTCTATTTGTACACCAAGAGCAAAAGAACATGTGACTATTGTCGAACCTATTTTTACTACAGATTTAAAATCAAAAGAAAAATTTGGAACATGGCAAACCTATGCTAATACATCTGTGACACCTAATAAAGACGGTGAATTTCAGATAACAGATTACGACCAGTATGAAGTTATAGGACAGGTAGGAGCTGAACCATACATTACCTATGGGTATGGTTTGCAATATGACCCTATAGGTACTATAAAAACCCCAGAAAAAACAGACCCGACAAAAGATAATGCAGCAAAAGCATTAGAAATGAATGTACAACGAATGCAACTTGAAGTCGATCCAAACAATGTTATGTACACATTAGATTCAGAAAATGGGAGAATGATTGTTTATGGCACAAGTAAAAGTATTCCTGAATTGCCAGCAAACATGAAACCTAATGTCAGTCTTGAAAATCTTGGTTTTACGATAGAGAAAGAATAATAAATGAATGATGCTCTAAAGCCAATAGGTAAGGGTGAGAGCCCTTATAGAGGTAAACTTGTCGATAGAACAAAATTTGTTCGTCTTGGCTATGTTTCTAGAGTTGATTATGAAACAGGTTATATTGATATAATCTGGTTAGAAGAAGGACCCGGAAATAATCAATTAGTCAGATTACCCACTACTTTTGCTTCAGCAAGATCGTCGATTAGAGCTATGCCAGAAGAAGGTAGTTTGGTTTTGTGCGGCTGGGCTAGACAATCGCATACTTGGGAAGATCCTGTAGTTCTTGGTTTTGTAGATGGAAATTTAAAACAATTGTTAGAATATCGTCTTTTAAGAAACGATAAAACACCACAAATACTTAAAGAAATCAAGACGATTAGAGAAAAAATTGGGTATAATGTTGTACGTGGAAAAAGACGTAAAATTTATCCTGGAGAGATCCAGTTTGAATCTACACAAGGCGCAGAATTATATCTTGATGAAGATGTTTATTTGTCGGATTCAAAACTTAATGAAATAGAAATTCGATCAGCTGATAAATCAATTCGCCTTTCTTCAAATCAAATATACACCAATACACAGGCATCACGAACTTGGAATGGGATGATAGCAAGAGAGCCTGGAGAAAGTGATTTTTCGTTTCAACCTACAACACTTCCCAATGGTCAAAAAATCCAATTTGTAACGAATTCAAACAACCCAATACATCTTGGTGGCAAAGCATTCACAGAGCATAGAACAGAGCTCTATGAAATGGCTGACGGTATAATGAGAGCTACTGAAGTAAATGCTGGTTATGATGTTGATCCCCTTTCTCCATATATTTCCTTTGTCATGGGTACTTTGGTAGGAAATGACAAAACAGATTCTTCAAAATATGCTAAAGTTCTACGCTCTCAAATTTTTGGAACACCAGTTGCGACAGAATTTGCTTTAGATTATATAGAGTGCATGCCTGAAGAATATTCGACTTTAGCTTCGACTTTACATTTTAGACATATGTCTACTGCTCAAATTGATATAGATAAAGAAGGACATCTTTTTACTTATTTTCCAGCTTCTTCCGGTCGTCATCCTTTGGGCCCTGGTAGAAGTTGGGAAGCAGGATTCAAAGGTTCTGTAAAATTTGTAATTGGTGCTGAAAATATTGATAACAGATCTTTGTTTCTGGACACAAAAGGGGGTATAAGAGCAACACTTGGCTCGGATATAACTGGTAAGAGCGCTTATGTAATGTCAAATAATGGTATACATATAGAGGTTATGGCTCCTGCAAAAGATGGTGTCGCTTATTTATTAAAAACAAAGGGCGATCAGATAGGATATGTTGATGGTAACTATGGAATGGAAGTTTCTGGCAATTATACATTGACTGTCCATGGTAAATTCAAAGTTGAGTCACTTGGCACAAGAGAAGAAAGTTATGTCAATGACAAGAATAATACGTATGGCGGTTCATATAAGAAAGTCGTAGTTAAAGATAAACAAGAGCAAATAGGTTACAATAATGTTCAGAAAATTACCGGTAATTTAGAAAGATCACCGGGTGTTTTTACTCCAGCTCTACCAAATGAAACTACAGACCAATATGATTTGACTACTGGTTCTAGAGTTGAAAGTTTTATGAATGGCAACAAGAAGACTTCTTTGTTGAATGGTAATATTGAAGAAAAAGTAACACTTGGCGATATTAAACGCGAAATAATAACTAAAAAAGATGTAGGTTTTGAAGATAAAATAAAAATCGGAGATCATGTAACTAATATTACGACTGGCAGTAAAAAAGAAACAATTAAAGCTGGAGATTCTTTAGAAAATCTTACGAAAGGAAACAAGAAAATAACTATAAAGGCTGGGGATAACATTGTTGATGTGACAACTGGCAATATTACGATAAAGACAAAAGCAGGAAAAGTCAAAGTTGACTCTACATCTCAAACAGTTGATATAAATGGTATGACAACAGTGACAGTTAAAGGTGGCACAAAATTGAAACTTGTAGCACCACAAGTAGAAATCGGGCAAATGCCTACAAAGGGCGGAGTAATCACAGGAAGTCCGGGTTCTGGAATTTCTCATCTTGATTTTATTTGCGGAGTCCCATTGATTGGGAGTAAAACAGTAAAAGCATCTATATAAATTATGCAAAACACAAAGCACCATAGTTTTTCACAAAATAAAATTGCAAACTATTCTAATACTCATTGGTATTTTTATAAAGGATATCATTTTCAGGGTTCGTTTGAGTTTAAATTTGGGTTATGGTTAGAAAGTAAAAATATAAAATTTTTATGTCATACTGGTGTTGAAAATTTTAAATATGTTACAAAAAGTGGAAGAATAACATATTATCATCCAGATTTTTATTTACCAGAATTTGATGAGTTTATAGAAATCAAAGGTTATTTTCCAGAGGAAGCAAAAGAGAAACTTGCAATTATAAAAGAAACATATCCGAATTTAAAACTTAATATCTATACGAAAAATATTCTTGAAGACATGTCAGTTTGGGACATTGATCGACAATTAAAAATTAATATTGAAGAGTTTAGATACGATTTAAAAAACAAAAAATATTATATCAGTGAGTTAAAAAATAAAATTTCTAAAGAACAATTCATTAAAGAAAATATAGGAGAATCAAAGAGCATCGAAAAAATAGCTAACGAATTAAATGTCAGCAAACACTTAGTAAATATATTGTATGGAATATATAAAATACCTAAAGTCGGGTCTAAAGAATATTTAAAATATAGACTCGATTATTATATTAACAAGTTAGGAAAAAATATTGAAGATGACGTAAAAATTCTAAGTCTTAATCAGATTGATATAAAGCATAAATATGATTTACCTAAAGGTTTAGCATCTAAGATTTTTTTGAGATTAGGGTTAAAATCAAAAAGAAAGAAAAATGTAAAACTTATTGAAGAGCAAAAAAATAAGTTCAAGTATATTGTTTGCAAACTTTACAAAGATAATCAAGCATACTCATCTATTGCAAAAAAATTACATATACCAAGAGATATAGTCAAACAAATCTTGATAGATTCTAACAATCTTAGAACAATGCAAGAAGAACAAGAGAAAACATCTTTAAGAAAAAAAGAAAGAAATAGAAAAAGAAGAGGTAGTTTAATAATACAAAAATTAGAGAATCAAAAAGAGATTTTTATAAAAAAGTTTTATAATGGTGAGCCAAATGATAAATTATCAGAATTTTTTAAAGTACCTGTTCTTTGTATTGAAAGTTACATAAAAGCTCTTAATTTAGATAAATCAAAGTCAAGAAAACATAAAAAATGTATTAGATGTGGTGAATACATACACTATCAAGGTTTTGGGAGTCATTATAAAGCAAAACATAATATTCCTTATCGTGAAGAAACATTATGTTAGCAGGGCCCGTATTCACTGGATTACTTATGACACAGTTCTCTGCTGTAGGATTTACTGGCTCTAAATTACCACAATTAGCAAATGCAATTGGTAATGGCGTCGCTAATTATTTACTTGCATCAGCTTTTTATCAAGGCGTAAGTGTAGGGGTTGGTACAGGTGCAGGTGTAGGTACTGGTTTTGTGCAAGGTATTGTTGGTCCGGTAACTGCAACAAATATTATGGGGATGATGACTGCAGTTGGTTTCACTGGTTCAAAAGCATTACAATTATCTAATGCAATTGGGAATGCTTTTGCCTCTTTTATTGCAATGGGAATTGTTAATTCATCAAGCGTAGGTATGGCAGTTGGAACAGGTACTGGAAAAATAGTTGGTATTGCAGGACCAGCAATGGGATCTAGCATAATGGGAATGTTTACTGCAGTTGGTTTTACTGGTTCAAAGGCGCCGCAATTAGCAAATGCAATTGGTAATGGAATTTGTAATACAATTCTGTCATCAGGAATTGTAATGACTACTATTGTTGGTGCTGGGTATCCTCCAAATCCAATGACTGGTATTGATATGGGAAAACTTACATAAGGGAGAGTTTTAATGGCGTTCAATTTGCCTTTGACTCAGGATGATATTAATTATCTAAAAGACACAAGAGAAAACACAGAAGCTCAAAATCAACAAATTAATGAATCTTCTGTAACTATAACTACTGAAATAGCAAGATTTCTTTTAATTGATACACCTTTTAAAAAACAACTTGATCCTTTTCATATTGACATATTTGAATTTGAAGAAGAGTTACGACGTTTAAATGGAACTTCTATAATACAACCATTGCAAGAAGCTGGTTTTACTATTTCAAATACTTCTGGATTGCCAGCAAGACTTTATATTAATAATGGAAGATTAAGAATTGTAGAGAATAGCATTGAAATTGTAAATGTACCTTTATTTCCTGTGAGAGGTTATTCTAGATCACAACCTTGTGGAATAAATTTTGATATTTGGTCAAGAGATCGTTTTGGATCGACAACGTCAATAAAACATAGTTCTTCTATCTTTACTATTGATATTAATCACAGGAATTTAGCTGTTCGTTTTGATGGTACATTGGATGTTGAAGTCGATGTGTCAGACATCACGAATATTATACAGACGGATGAATCTGTCGTACCATTAGCAAGTGGAACAGAAACAGACGTAAATTTGACACAAATTCCTATTACGCCATTGTCAGATGTTTTAAAAGTTCTATCTGGTGAACTAGAGATTCCATTGGTAAGAGGAACAGACTATACAATTGATGATTATACGACAGGTGTAGTACATCTCATTACGCCATTACCTGTAGACAGTGAATTGCTAGCTTCTTACAACAATATAGTGCAAGTAGAGGGCTCGGCTCTTGCATCAACAATACAGCTTTTATTACAACAAGCTGATCCTGCTTTAGAAGCTGCTACTTGTGCATTTAATATTACTATACAAACTTTTACTATTATTGCTGCTCATGGTGGTCCAACATCTAGCGTGGAAGTTAGAAATGCTTCGGGTCAAGATTTAAGATCTATGCTTGGTTTTACGGATCAATATATGATTCAAGGAAAATATCAAAATAATTTGTTGAATGTCGAAATTGATAGTGAAGCTGTCGAAATAAAAATAGCAGATTTCAGGCTTTGTTTTTCTGATGTAGAACGTGGATACAATAATGATGATATTGGTTTTGATTGGACAGGTAGTCAATCTGTACCACTTGGATATATAGGATATGACAGGCTTGGACCATTGTTTTGTTCAGGACTTGACAATGGAAAAGATGTTGCCAAATCAATAGAAGCACAATTAAGAATTAAGGGCACTGGTGGTTTTAAAAATGCAGCTGTTCACTATTTCACTGATAGTGACACATTTATTATCTATAGTGGCACTTTTGGTACTAGTTCTTCAGTTCATGTTCTTCCAGCAAGTGATCCTGATAGAGATGCTCGAAGTTTGATTGGTTTTACGACACCCCAAGAAGAAATTGGCCATGAAGAGTTTTTTGAAACGTTACAAAAATTGCATGATAGACTTGCAACAGTTCCTAATATTACAGTTTCTTCTGTTGTAAATCCTGACACTTTGAGTCATTCAATTCTTTATACTTATCCTGAAATTGAATTTCAAAGGCTAGATGGAGTAAATATTCAATCCAATTTTCAGGATTTTGATGCAACAACAACAAAAATTTATGACGATGGTTCAAGAGGATTGCCAAGGCTTTATCCTAACGGGAAAATAACAATAGATGACACCAACGACAAAATTGACTTTTTTGAAAGCACAGATACTGAAATAACAGCTTTTATTACACATGGTGTCTATGATAGCGAATCTAGCTTAGCTGAAGCTATACAAGATGCACTTAATGTTGCTGTGGCTGCTGTAGATAGATATACATGCGAATATTCTTCAAGAAAAAGATTTATTATTACAAGGGATAGTGGTACTTTCGGTTTGTTTTGGGCAACAGGAGTACATGCAACAACAAGCATAGCAAATTATATTGGATTTTTAATTACAGATAGATCATTAAATGGATCACACACATCAGATGTTCAAGTTTCATTTCAAATGTTAAGTTACTTTTACCCGACATTTTGTAATCAATTTGATGGGACACCAAGAGTAATAGATAGAACTGTTGATGAACAATCAGCTTTATTAAAAGAAGAAGAATATGTTGAAGACGAACCGGATTTATTAGATCAAGTTGAAAATCATCTATATGATAACGAAACATTATTAGAATCTTGGGAATATTTAGCAGCTCTAGAACTTGCAAAGGTGAACCAAGAGTACAATGCAATTCGATATCATAGAGGAGCCTATGCAAATCATATAAGCGAGTCAGATGCTGTAATTATTCAAAAAACAACTGCATACGACAATCTAACGCCTAATAGAGATAGTCTAATAGACTGTCTAGCACAACACGGCAGTGTGCTTAATATAACACCTATGTTCAATACGTATGTTGCAGGAACTGATTTTAGCAATGGCGGGACAGAACCTCTACATATTTCATTACCTGTGATAAATGATTTAAGAGTTTATAATAAACCTGCACCTTTAGTGAGATATGAAACAGTTCCAACACATATTCCGGGGCGTTTTAGTCCTGAGGGTCTAATGTCAAATAATGTTTCTTTTGGCCCAGAACCATTACCAGCTTTTTCTATTACAGCTGAACCACGCACTCAAGGTTATTCATATTCATTAGCAGATCCTGATGGTTATCTTGTAACTGTTCCAGCAGACACTTCAGCTACAATTATTGGTTCAAATTACGGACCTTTTGATTTTTCTGCTGGAGATACATTGTCAATGCGAATAGATGGTGGATCTAATCAGACAGCAACTTTTAATGCATTGCCAGGGTATACTGAAAGCAGAATTGCAGTAAGTAACCAATTTATTATAAGATCAAGCGTAAATGATGGGATAGATTTTAGAGAAAGCCCAAGTGTTGAGCTTACAACTATAATTCCTGCAGGTGCTTATACAGGTGCTACTTTAGCGACTCAAATTCAAACAAGACTTAATGCTGTAGGAGCATCAAATTATTCTGTGAATTATAACATTTCTGTTCCAAACAGATTTACAATAATTTCAGATGGAGCTGGTGGTACAGGTATTTTTTCTCTATTATGGGCAACAGGTACAAATGCATCTTCATCGATAGCTTATACTATCGGTTTTAATATTGTGGATAACACTGGCAATATGGTTTATTATTCTGAAAACGATACAATATTTCCTGTTGTCGATAATGTCAACAATGTTTTTAGAATAGCAATTGATGGACAGTTAAGTGCCGATCTAATTATTATTCCTCAAAACAGATATACCATTTCAACATTAATTGCTGAAATGGTAACCCAAATTTCTAATGATCCCAATTTTGATAGTTCTGATTTTACAATTACTAATCCTGGGTCTAGAGTTAGAATTACATCAACACTGCTTGGAAATAGTTCTAGAATAGATGTTTATGAAGGTTCCTATGATTTTTTAAGAACAGTAGCTCTTGATGGAGATGCCCCAGTTTATGGTGGTTCTGATGTGTTAGATATTAATAATGTTACAGTTGATGAAGTTGTTGCAGTTTTGAATGCTGAAATTTCTGGAATTTCTGCTTCAAATGATTCTAATAGAGTAAGAATTACGACTTTATCGGCAACAGGGACAACAAGTTCTGTAGAAATTACTGGAGGTACTTGTAGAACTATAATTGGTTTTAGTTTGACAACAAATTTTGGTGCAGATCAAAATAATAAATTGAAAGTAGATATAGATAGTGATTTATTAAGAGATCCCATAGGAGTTATAACAAGTTCAACTGTTACATTGGGACCTGCAATGGCTGCTAGTATCCAAAATGGATTAAGAGCACTTGGTGGTGGCGGCTATACTGAAGCTGTTTGTACTTTTAACGAAACAACTGCTTGGCAAACTTTTACAAATCAATTAAGGATAATATCGGGCTCATTTGATGCAGGTTCTACTGTAAATGTGACAGATGCTACAATTAAAATTGTTGCAGGACAGAATGATAGAATAGATTTTAGAGAAAATATAACTACAACATTGTCAGCATATATCACTGCTGGTTTTTATAATCCAATTATATTAGCTCAAGAAATTCAAACTCAAATGAACGCTGTTGGAAACAACACGTATTCAGTGACCTATGCTTCTAGTAAGTTTACGATATCGTCGGATGGTGTATATTTAGATCTGTTGTTGAACAGTCCTGCAACTATTGCAAGTATTATGGGATTCTATGCTATCGTCTATACAGGTGAAGTTTTTTATACGGGTGTAGGTAATGTAAAATGGGGTTCTTGTGATGGTGAACTTGGATTTGATGGACAGGTTACAGAACCGGGACACACTCTTATTTCAGCAAATCTTACGATTTCAGATGCAATATTCATGGTGAGAATTTATTGGGCAGATCATGGCGGAGGAAATAGGTTAGATTTGAATATAAACATGTTAGTACCTCCAACAAATACGATTAAAGGATTGATTGATGAAATTTTGACACATGGATTTTACATAACAAATGGAGGGTATAGTCCAGCATTCTTACTTAGTAGAATACCGCAATTGTTTAGAATTGCAGATGGTGATACTTTAGTAATTTCAGCTAATAGTGGTCCCAATCAGACATATACTTTCAATGCTGTTCGAGCAAGTGTAGTTTCTGATTCACGACCACATACAAGGGTTTATGGTGGAAATTTACAAATCAATTTGAATAATATACAAACAATAACTATTTCTTTAGGAACACAACTTTCACCAGAAGATATAGCTGCAAAGATTCAACAGGAAGTTAGAGCTCAAAGTTTGGGACATGCTTGTTTTGCTTTATTTGAATGTGTTTATTATAGGGACCCAATGAATTATAATGAAGGTAGATATTTTTTGTTTTCAGGAACAGGGGGTTCTGCTTCTTATATTCATGTTCTTAATAATGGAATAGCAGGGGATCTAGGTCTAGCTGATAAAGATAGCACTCAACCTGGACAGACACCCGGTTCTGGTAATGTTGCTGACAATTGCAATGTAACAGCAAATGAGATAGTCACAAATATAATGTCCCAGACACATACGGGATTCGAAGCTCAAGTAGCCCATACCTATTA